TGGTTTCTATCACCAGATGAGCGTGAGTTACTGAACGAATCGAATGAAATGTACCGTACACAATCCAGTGTAGAAGACTTACTGCTGGAGCATGTGGACTTCGACAGTGAGTTTACTAAGCCTGTACAGATGACTAAGCTACTGAGAGACATGGGCATCAAGGCACCGAGGATGCCAGACTTTAAAGAAGCTGCTAGGGTCTTACATGAACGCGGTGTAGAGAAGCGAAGGACCAATGGCAAGAACGTCTATGATATTAACTATACCGCTGTCGAAGAGTCAGGCGGTTTCAATGCGCGGTTTGGAGATGATTAAATGAAAAGATCAATAGTAGAGATTACAGAAATAGATGCAGATGTGTTCAGTAAATTCGATTACCAATTCGATGGCACAAGCGAGTTCGTGCCGCCAGTCATACATGACATACCCAAGGAATATAATCTTGGTGTGATCTATGGTTCAAGCGGTAGTGGCAAATCAACTTTGTTAGAAGGATTCGGAACCGAAGAGAAAATACAGTGGAACGATAATCAATCTGTGGTTTCACACTTTGATAATACTGATGATGCCATAGAGAGGCTTTCGGCTGTTGGTCTAAACTCTATACCTACATGGGGCAAACCCAGAAAAGTATTATCTACTGGTGAAGGGTTTAGAGCTGACATGGCTAGAAAGCTTAAAGATAACGCTGTTATAGATGAGTTTACAAGTGTAGTGAACAGAGAAACGGCCAAGAGTTGTTCTGTTGCTTTATCTAAACACATAAAGAAAAGAGATCTAAAGAATATAGTTTTAGCCACTTGCCATGATGACATATTGGAATGGCTAGACCCTGATTGGGTTTATAACACTGATACAAGAGAGATCAGTAGGGGGTCACTTCGGCAACCTGACATCCACTTGGAGATATTACCTTGCTCCTACAAGGCTTGGTCATTGTTCAGCCGCCATCACTATCTCTCAGAAGACATCAATAAAAGTTCGAGATGTTGGATATGTACATGGAATGGAATTGCAGTCGGATTTGTTTCAGCACTCCCCCAACCCAGTGGAACAATGAAGAACGCTTGGAGGGGCCATAGGACCGTTGTGTTGCCAGATTTTCAAGGTATGGGTATTGGTGTAAGGATTAGCGAAGCTGTTGGTGAGGTGTTGTTGGAGAATGGTTGTCGTTACTTTAGTAAAACTATACATCCCAAGATGGGTGCTTACAGAGAAAACAGTAGCAAATGGAAACCAACATCAAAGAACAGAAAGATAAGAAGAGACTATGGAGAACATAGTAATTTTGCATGGGAGACCAGAAAAGTAGCCAGCTTTAGCCATGAATATATAGGAGATCATGGAAACAATTAAGCACAAGGTAAAGGAATTTATGACTGTGTGGTTGTTCATAACAATGATGGGCGTAGGCCTAGTCACAGTCGCGGTCCTTATGCCATTACTCGCGCTGTATAGAATGATAGTTGCACTACAAGATTGGTGGTTACTAAGAGATAAGAGAAGATGAGTGTGGGGCGTGATGAGTATGAGATTGACGAAACTGTCCTAACTGTGGAGGCTGGTACGGTCGTCAGACGAGAGGGTGATTCTGGATTAGCGGAGCTAAAAAAGGTCTTGAATGACCATGGAATCAGAGCCAGCCTGAGTGTAAGAATAAGGCGGAAGTAGGGTAGCCTACCCTGTGTGGCGAGGTGTTGAGAGAGAGCGTGTGTGTGGTAATGTGGAGCAATGTATGTATATGAGTAGAGTAGGGTGGGGTGAGTACACTGAACAGGGTAATGTAAAAAAATGCTACCCTGTCGAACTTTCCTTTATTTATAAGGCTATTACTACTATTAGTGTATTAGTGTATCTATATTATATATATAACTATTAATCATGGTTACAGTACAAATAGGAGAGAACACCATAAGAAAGTGTTTGAGTGCTATACACTGCCCCCTTACACTGTTTAGAGATAACGATGAGTAAACTAGAATCGATTACAATACAAACCAGCGATGAAAGATATGAGGTAAGAACTGTATTTTTATCGGTGAAGAACTACTCAGGTGTGATAAGAAAGTTAAAGGGACAAAACGTAATAGCCATAATAAAATTAGATGACGGTAAATTTATGGCGTTCATAGAGGAATAACATGGCAACAAAAGGAAGACCAAGAAAACCTAAAGAGAAGTTGGGTGATGTACCTACACAATTCGAGAAGGATGACGAGCATGGACTGACTGAGATGCAGTCGTCATTCGTGTGGCATTACACCGAAGGTGCGTGTGGCCAGACAGAAGCAGCACGAAAGGCTGGCTTCGAGTTCCCAGCACAAGCTGCCAACAAGTTCCTGAATGGTAAGGATTATCCGAACGTGGTTAAGGCTATAAGGATTAAGCAAGACGAACTAAGAGAGAAGTATGCTATTACGCCAGCCAAGACTGGCAGTATGTTATGGAAGATAACAGAGCAAGCGTATGAGAATGGACAGCTCAACGCAGCTGTGTCAGCTATCAAAGAGCTCAATCAATTAGCTGGTTTATCTATTAATAGATCGCAGAATATCAACATCAATGCGTCAGTAGATCAGATGAGTAAAGACGACATCAAGGAGCGATTGTCCAAGCTTTTAGGAGCAGAGATAGACGACTACTCACCTACAGATAAATAAGGTAGGTAACTTAGTTTTGGGCCTCTTCCCCGCTGGGCCCTGAAAAAAACAGAAAAATTCAGAAATTAGCAAAAAAGCTAATGAAATCAATGACTTACGCGTGTATATTAACATGCAGATATGTACACTAAAGAATACGGTGTGCTCACAACAGTAACACTGGAGTCCCTAGCACCCAGTTTTTGCCTAGCTTGGGCCTTTTTTTTGACCCCATACACCCATATATTGGTTTGGCCGTGGCCGAGGTAAATATAACTAAGTTGAGTACACCCAATCACAAAAAAAACTCATCGACCCTTTTCATCTGGTATAGTTTGCACATGTATACAAAAAAAGTTGGATTGGAAATTTCCTGACGATGCCGATTAATTCGCGAACCAAGGGGGCAAGCTACGAAAGAAAGGTCGTAGGAATCCTAAACGAATTTTTTTTGCAAAATAATTTTGATGTAACTTGTAAGCGCAACCTAGATCAGTACCAAACTGCTGGCCAATCCGACATCAACATCCCGTTTCACTCTGTCGAGTGCAAGCACTACAAAGAGGGCAACTGGCTCAAGCCAGAATGGTGGAGGCAAGTGTGCGATTCGGCAGACAACGAAGGTACCATACCCGTCCTGATTTTTAAGTTTAATCGCGTTCCCACAAGAGTGGCCATACCCTTACACGCAGTAAATCCCGAATGGGAGGTAGACAACCAAAAAATGGCCATCATGTCTATGGACGACTGGTTAGATGTGATAAAGTCGAACTGGAGTATATATAAACAGAAAGAAGCAGATGGCTGGAATTAAAGATTTAAACATACCAAGAAAGTCCAATGTCTTGGGTGAGCTGGAATTTACGGGCGACAACCCAGATTACTCTGGTTTCCAAAGTAATCTATTACAGGGTATGCCGCTGATTGATGCTATTAAAAAACTGGGCACAGAAAGAGCACTTGAGCTGTCTGGTTTAAGCGTAGGTATACAAAACGACATCAAAAACAACCTCCCGACAAACGAAATAGCAATGAATTACACCTTGCCCAAGCTTCTCGACAATTTAAGAGTACCCGATGCCCTGAAACAAACTTTGTTAAGAGGTGAGGCACCTGAATACAATATCTCAAGATCGATGCCGCTAGGAGACAGCGGTAGACTTGGGTTCGATGCAACTCTGGGTCCAGACTCTCGCGCAAACTTGAATTACAGCATCCCCGATATGCCCATAGCCAATAATACTAATTTTAGGATGGGAGCTAACATAGACGAGCGTGGCAGAGCCACTGGCGACTTAGGAGTACGATACCAGCCGCAAAGAGATACGTTTGTTGATGCTGGAGCGCGATTTGATTCTCAAGGCAGTCCAGAGTACAGAATAGAGTTTGGCAAGAAATTTGCTTCTGGTGGAGCAGTAGACGATATAGATATATTCTCTTAGCATGCAACCATCTAAGCATGGAGTCACATGCAGGTCTGTCTCCACCGAAGAAGTTAAGGCTTTCAAAGACTACTTGGTAGATGCGGTTCCTTCTAAGGCCAAAGTAAACAAAAAAGGTAAGGAGCAAGAAGATACCAACATCAGAGACGCTGACGTTTACTTTGTCGAACATGAGGCCAAGGAACTATACGAAATCTTCCAGAAGATCGCACAAATGGTTAATCTCTATTTTAAGTATGAGCTGACAGGAATTGAGAAGGCGCAGATCATGCACTACAAAGCGCCATCTAATGGCTACGAATATCATATCGACATAGACGCAAATAACAGCGAATCATCTCGGAAGGTCAGCGTATCGATTTTATTGAATGAGGATTACAAGGGTGGCGAGATGTGTTTCAGAACTGGCGAAGAACCTAGCTGCACCAAACCCAAGACCGGGAATGTGGTGGCTTTCAGTAGCTTTATACCGCACAAGATTAATCCGATCACCTCTGGTGAGCGCTATGCAGTCGTTGTTTGGTTTACGGGTCCTTGCTTTAGGTAGCCGACCTTCTCTTTCTGGCCAACGCATTGGCCCTATCTTTGACCAGCTGGTTAGCTTCTTCGAGCTCCACCATCATTTCGTCAATGACGGCTTTTTCATCAGCAGCTGACAGTTTGGT